ATGGCACGTTTGCTTTTACCACGATATTAAGGTTCATCGCCCCGGTATCGTAGGCAATGATTGTTCCAGACGGCCCGGTTCTCAAGTCAAACCTTGCCGTGCCGGGTGTCGTGACCGCACAAGATATACGCCCTTGAAGCTTAACCTTCAACATTTTGCCGATAAACCAAAAGTTATTTGGCAAAATGATTTTGCTTGGGGTTGGTATACAGGTAAATGCTGACGCACTACTGGTAATCGTTGGCCCGTCTACAGAGCCAATGACAAGCGGTACAAAACTGGATGGATTAGGATATGCCATGACTATATACCTTTATTTATTGTAAATTCTAATGTGACGTTGATTTTAGCTGGCATTCCCATCAACAACTCGGGAGTTCAATAGGTATTCTTGCAAAGCATTTTTTAATGAACTATATATCGTGCCGCTTGTGGTGGGTATAGCCATTAACGCTTGTGTATCTACTGATCCAATGGGAATTGTATACTCCTTCAATAGTTCAACAACACCATTAACCGTGATTCCTCGCGTAACCTTTACATCTATAGTTTGCGCACGCACATCAATATCAATACCTATAATTTTGTACTCTAATGGAACATTCGATCTAATTGGCATTATCGTCTACCTTAGTTCTTTAATTGTCAATTTGGAAAGTTAATGCTGCCGCCGCAAAACTGGGAGCTGCATCACCGTTATTGATAGTTTTATTGGTAGTAAGGATTGTGTAAAACAGTAAATTACCCGTTGTTATTGCATCATATACACCCAGTGATGTTACTACTCCCCAGTTAGCTGTTGGTGCTGGGAAAGTAATCGTGCCATTATTACTCGTTGTTCCGCCTGTGCCGGAGGATGCTGTTGTACTGCCTGCGGATTGTGTTCCCGCCCAATTAGCGAGCGCACTTGTCACTGACACTCGGGCATAAGAGCCTCCGGTAACCTCAGTACCTGCGGTTGAATCTGTAGGCGCTGTGGTTAGTAGCCCCACAAATAAAGCCGTGGGCCCCGTGCCAGCGGCAGCGGATGCCCCCGTGATGCCGATAGCTTGCGCCCGGAAGAACCAGTCGATAAGTTTATTTTCTGCGAAGTCGCTTAATGCTGCCATGATTTATGCCCTATATAGTTAGTGTGTTTACTTACGTTACAGCCCTTTCGCTGGTATTTTAGTTTGCCCATCACGATACGCATCACCCCTTTCAAGCCCGCTAACGAGGCGAGTTAATTGACTGATAGCTTCTGCGTATTTCTGTTCGTAGTAAGATACCATATCTTGCTCGCCCTTCATGAATATCATGGCTTCGCGCATTGCCCCATAGAATAGTACAGGGTCAAAGTTATCCCCTAGCCAACTCGTACCATTCGTAACTATCGACACGGGGTAATAGAAATAATGGAGTTCTACTGCGTAATTAGCATCGGGCGTTGGGCCTACTATTAGGGTTAGCTCAGTTAGGTTTGACGATTGTGGGCCAAATATAGCATAGTACTTGGGCGTCCCCGAGCTAGTGGGTATTGGGTATGCCGCCCTAATAAAACTCTCGTCTTTATCCAACAAGAACGTATATGCTCCCGTACCAGGGTCTATTACCGCTATAGAGTACACGGACAGAAAATCATCAGGGGTAGACAGGTAGCTATTAGCAGTTGTCAGTGACCCCGTTACATTCTTCCGCAATACAGGGATATGTACCGTTTGGTATATCCTGGCTTCAGCTTGTTTAACGAAGTTAGGTATATTGGCTACAAACAGGGCCTCTGTGTTCTCCGAGTAATCTTCCACCATTTGAACAAGCGCAGCATAATTCAAAACCTATACTCCTATGCTAGGGGCCCACGGGCGGTGATGCCCTTCGTAGCAGCCCCCGCGCCACGCTGTTTAATGCCTGATGTTTTCACGCCTTTCTCCGGGTACCCACTTGTATTTGGAACAGGTATCGAGGTAGAGTTCATTGTATCCGCTGCTTCTCTAGTATTATTTCGCTTAGTCATAGTAGTCTCTTAATAGGGTGGGGGTACATAAACGGGTGATGGAGTTATCTCCGGGCTATCAGGTCTAGGTTCTCTTACTGCCTGTGCATCTATCACAGGATATTGTCCTAGCCGTAACTGGGGATGGCTAGGTTCCCAACAATTTCTGCACACTTTAATATTAGTTACGGTGTCTTTCAAGACAATTTTCTTTAACTTACTTAGCAAGCTCCATTCCGCGCAACGATCGCATGCTCCTTGAGTGTACTTACCCGAGGTATACCGAGCAGCCATTACCTATACATCCTTGGGGTAGCATGGAAACTGGCCTTCTCCCGGTCTTCCTCTGATGCTGTTTGGAACGCCTCATCGTACATGGCTTTAAGTCCCATAGCCCGTTGGGGGTCTATATCAGGGAGTTTTATAGACAAGTGAAAGGCAAGCCCCGCAATCAGAGCAGGGAGGAATCTAAACGGAATATCTTGAGTATTCGCTCCAGTGCCTGCATCTTGGATTCTTCGCATTCTCCAATACGCTAGTGTGTAAGTAGTAGCTGCATCAGGGACAGGCCAGACAGTTACCTGGGGTATTAGGGCTTGTCGATTCACCCATAATTGTATAGGGCGCCCCGTAGTATTTTTAGCTGGGATAGTGGCGTAGGTGGTACTGGATATACGGGACATCGTAAGGTCTAGTTGAGTGCTGCCCGTTCCTGTACGTACAACTTGGTCTAATAAGTCTATGGTATCTGCTGGTAGATTATAGGTTGCCGTGCCCGCTATCAGAGGGATAGTGCTAGAGTCTATTGTCCATAAATTTATTCCCTTTGATGCCCATTCTATAGTAAGCAGGTTTAGAGAACGGATAGCGGTCTTTAAGTCATATCCTGAGCGTAGCTCAGACCCACAGCGTTCAAAGGCCTCTTCGACTATCTCTGATAAATCCAGGTTAAACGTAGCGGTACCACTTGTTGTCATTTCTTAGCCTGCCTATTTTTAGTAGCTGGAGGAAACATCTTATTGGGGGCATCTTTGCGCACGCCTTTATTCTTCGTCTTAGCGGTTTCTACTTTACCCATACCCCTACATCCGCGCATATTAGCTACCTACTGCCCAAAAGTTGGGGCGTTAATAATTCTTTCCCACCGATCTTTACAGAACTTCCCTGCACAAGATTTTATCTCATTGGGCAACCATTGCATGTTTTCCAGTATATCACACCCGCCGCTTGCGAGCGGGATAACGTGGTCAATAGACCACCCTTGGCACGCGCCAGTCGTTTTAAATGTAACAGGGCATGGGTGTATCTGGCGGAAGGCACCAATGGGCTTAGAACTGCGTATAATACGCCCCTGCAAATCACGCGGTATATCTGTAATCGCATAACAATAACGCTGGTCTACTGCACCAGCTTGCGCGGTATTAGGAATTAAAGCACAAACAATAAAAAGTAATCCGGTAAAAAATGCCGCTATCGCTGTAGCCCCTAATAAATCTAGTGTTGGCGTTCTAGTCATTTACCATCTCCGTTAAAACTGCTAATAAGTTTTTTACTCTTTCACGTCTATTTTCCGCGCTTGCATGATTAACGCTATCAAGCGCCGTCAATGCTCGCTCAGTATTAGCTGGCCCAACTTCCGAAATTACCAGCCCGAGTAGCGTATTAGCCAAGTCTAATGCTGACCTTATATGTTCGGGGGTGCCCTGTTGAGCAAGCTTAAATTCGCTGTATTTTTCCGAAATAGTGCGCTCATACATCGTAGTTTGATTAATTGAGCGCCGATAAACATACTGACCCTTTTCTTCCATTAATTTTTGTTGTGCTTTTATCATTTTGAAAAGTGCATGGTTGGGCTTGGCGATAATACAAAAGGCGCTCGGTCAAGTGTCCCAAATCCCCATAATTTATAACCCACATTGATACGGATGCAGGTTTTAGGCCAGCGTTTATATTGGCGGATATAATACGACTGCCACGCTACCACCTTACCATTGCGCACCAAGTGCCTGACCACTGTCCCGCTAAAACCCGGCGGCCCGTTGCTCACATTCGGATCGCCAATTACAACAAGCGTATCTCCCGATTTATATTTAATGCTCAATACGTCCCGATTAAACCCGTATAGGCTATTGCGCCAAATCCATCCACAACGATTGATATAGCGCTTGAATTTATTGGACTCGTTAATAAAAAAACGTGACTCTGTCTGCCAGCCGCCATCGCCATCCATACTATTGTCCGGTGTACCAAACCATGACAGCCACCCCGGCAACCAGCCATCACCCCCAACAAACAACACAACAAGCGGCGTCAACGGCCAAGCAATTAAATACTTTGCAAAAAACATTATGACAATCGATAAAAACCACTTAATTTGCATCATTATTAAAAACCCAGGCCGTGTATATATCGACAATGTAAAATAAAAACCATGCAAAAAAATGCCGCAATCATACAAGCAACAATAAAATCCAACCCCGGCAATTTCATTTTACTCCGAGCCACGCTTTTACATGGGTTAACGACCAAAAACCAATGACACCCAATACAGACAAAACACCGGCTCCGAGTACATTTTCCGTCACCTTTAAATAAAAATTGGAGCGCTGCGTATTGTGCGCAATCTCTGTGCGCACATAATCCATTAGCGGCTCGGCATCTTCAATAAACTGCTCTATCCGCTCACATTGCCGCATAAAATCGCTGCGATACTCACAAAGCAAAGGATCGTTATCTATTTGATGATCTGACGCGCGACGCTTGTCCATAATATTCCTGCGTTCCGTCGCCACGCTGTAAAAAACTTTGTGATCTTTCATGGCGTGTCTTTGATTAAAAGACCCATGCCGCCGGCTACGCCTGACGCGAGCACTAATAAAGGAGTCGGGTCTTTGCCGAACCAAATCATAACCAGCCCGATTACTGCTGTAACTACCCACACCGCCCCACGCTTGGTTGAGGCTTCATTCCAGTTAATCATTTATCTTCTCCTTAAAGTACAATTCTTAACATGCCTGGAGCGTTTAGTGTATCTAATGGTACAGCGAAGACGAAAGGGAGCGTCATCACACTTTCAGACCTCCCAAAAGTCGGGTCGATATTTACGAAACTTGCTGTAAGAGAGTGGCTACCGGGTAGCACCTTACCGATGTCAATTTTGCAGCTTTTACCCAGGGGCGAAACGGCAACCAGAGAATCAATCTTAGCCCCTCCATCCAGGATATACCCGCAGTGTGTGACTGTTTGACTCGTTGGGTCGGATACCACGAAAGGTGCTGAATAGGCTGAAAAAGAAATAGCCATCAATAGGCCTACACTCACTACTTTAGTCATTGTTTTATCCCACATTGATTATTAACAAAATGATAACATTCGTCGGCATACACCGCTAAATTATCCGCCCTTAATGACTCATCTCGAAGTAATTTTGTAAAGTCCGCTGGAAGCTCGGCGGTGTCGGTTGCGTCTGTAGGTGTGCCGGTATCACTACTTTTTGGCAGGGCGTTTGAACAGTTTGTATGGACGGTTTTGACACGCATCCGAACAGTAGCCAGGCTGCGAGCAATATCAGCATTAAGCTCAATATTTTTATGAGCTTCATCCTCAAGTTGTTTCGCCGTTTCAGCGGCATTACGTTCTGCCGTTTCTGTTGCCATTGTCGATTCCAGTAATCTCCGTTGCGCGTCTGCATTCGAAGCCTCTATTTGTGCGTTAAGGTTAGCTACTTGCTGGTTCATAACTTTCCAGCAAGTACCGTAGCCACTACCAAACAAAGTAGCGGCGATAAGAGCATAAATTGCTATGACGGGCATTAGCAGGACTTAGTTCGACTTTTACCACTAGAAGCACAGCCCATGCCCCGACTAACTAAGCCCCCGTTAGCGTGGCCCTTAACAGAGCCGCCGCATTTCATTTTGTCTTCTCGCTTCTCACCCTTGACATACTGCGCCTTGGAGATTTTACCGGACTTCACAGCCTTGGACTCGGATGCCTCTTCCTTAGCAGGTTCCTTACCATCGTTTTTGCTTGCAAACATTTTTTTAAAATCAAACTTTTTACCAGCCATTTCGCCACCTAATTTAAATGTTTTACCTTTATCAGCGGCAGCAAAGTCTTTGCCTACCGATTGCGGGACGCCCGCTTTTTTCGCCATTTTAGGAGAGTGAGCTATCATCTCCATGAAGTTGTGCTGAGCTTTACTTTTAGAGGGCATTTACGTTCTCTTAACCCTACTAATCCCCGGTTTTACCAGCCTGGATAAATGTTGCAC